GAACGCTTTGAAACACTTTGGTCTATGGTAATACCAAAATACGAGCGTTTATCAAGCGAACAAATAAAGATGCAACAAGAACTGGAAAACGAACGTGAAACGTTTTGGAGCGCGTTAGAAGACGTTGTATGTAGCGTAATGGGTATTCAATCGCAAACGCTATACACACCAACAAGACGACGCGAGATCGTAATGGCACGACAAATAATTTTCTTTCTTATTCGTCCTTGTTACTTTCAAAGTTTTGATTCTATCGGTAAACACTATGGCAAAGACCACGCTACGGTAATGCACGGAATAAAGCAAGTTACTTGGCAAATTGAATGCGACAAAAGCTATCGTACAACAGTTGAAAGAATATGTGATTTAATGGACGGTATGGGTTATGCTAAACCTATTAAATTTTTCACTAAGTTTGTCGAACACTTGGAGCATCAAAAAGAACTTGAAGCGAAAAGAAAAGCAAGAATCAAATAAACCTTAAAACCTTAAAATTATGTGCGACTACTGCCGTTACTGCGACGTCGAAGCAATTGAAGAACGAATTGCTGATATTAAACACAATAGCATTGTTTACGAGAACTGGGACAACAGCGACGTTCAAGAACTATTTGAAGATGAAATAGGACTTTGTTACGACTGCCAAAAAGAAGAAGACGCGGATATGGAAAGGGACGAATACTAAAAACTAAAAATTATGGAAAAGAAACAAGCAAGTATTGTAGATCAATTATATTTTGATTTAGCTTTTGAAGTAGACTGGCGTCCTGATATGGAAAAATTGTTTGAACAAGCGCATGAAATGTTTAAGCAACAATTAGAAAGTGCTTATTTGAAAGGTTCTGCAGATAGAATGAACGATGAAGGAAGTTTTGAAAAATACTACAACGAAACTTACGCAGAAGATGAAGATGCGGAATACTTAAAAAGTATAGGTTTTGACTAACTAAAAAATAATAAGATGTTAATACTACAACTCAAAAGACGAATCGAGATTCTTGAAGCAAAGGTTCAAGAGCAAGACCAGAAGATAAACGACCTTTTAAATAAGTTTGTTTTACAAAGTACACTTCCTACACTTGCTACACCTAAAGAAAAGAAACAAGCGTTCAAGAAGCCAACAGTCGTTGAAATATACGACTACGCTTGTGAACGATTGAGCAACGAAGACGCGCTTAAATTTACCGAGAAATTTCACGCTCACTACGAAGCGAATGGGTGGAAGGTTGGAAGGAACGCAATGAAAGACTGGAAGGCTGCTGTTCGCAAGTGGGATTTATCTACCTTTGACACTTCAAAAACAAACCAACAAAATCAAACTAAAATCAAAAATGGAAAATTCGATTCAGACGCTGCGCAACGCATCTACAACGACGCTCACAATTACACAAAGGATTGATCGTGCAGAACGCGAAAGCGCGTTTGTAGCAGATTACGACCTACCTACATTTGTTAAGTTATGTTCGAAGGTATGCGCGATGTACGGCATAGCACTTCCAGAAGCGCAACTGTTGCAATTATTGCACGAGTTCATTGTTAAACACTTTCGTTGGGTGACGTTCGAACACTTCAACCTTGCCTTTGAAATGAACGCAGCGAATGAGTTAGATAAGAAGTGTGAGCATTACGGAGCGTTGAGCGTGTCTTTTATAGGCGACGTGTTGACGCAGTACAAACCTCACAGGGATAAAATTAATTTGCAAATTCAGAGAGAGATAGCCGAAGCCATTGAGCAGAAAGCGAAAGAAATAAAAGAAAACGAAATGGCAGTAAACGACGACAGCTGGAGAAAGATGCTCAAAGAAGACATCGAGAGTTATAAGGAAGGAAAGTTAATCACATTAGAACTTCGCGGTGTGTCAATGATGCGGTGGCTCGAAGAAGCGAAATACATCGACGCAACGACGTTCACGGACGACGAATACAACACTTGCAAAGCAAAGGCGCGTTTCGTTGTCTTCCAAGAACAGCAACTTTCGAAGGGAATGGTTGAGCGAATGAGTGACCGAAAACGTCAGCTATTGAAAGAATCATTGCACTTCGAAGGTATGCGACAATTGTATAAATTATATCTTTCAAAACAATGAGCAAATACATTTACGATGAAAATGGTATCTGTGTGAACGGAGATACAATGTACTATAAAGCCGACGGAATTTTAGCGCATTACGAGGTAGCAAAGAACAAGCACGGATATGCCAGAACGTACGAAGTAGAAGGATCAATTATAAGTATTTGCAGACCTATAAGTTGGGAAGAAGAAGATGTAACAGCAACAAAAGAAGAAGCGGTTGCATTGGCTAAATATGAACTGAAGAAAGCGTTGATGTCGGCTAACTACAATAATCAATTTGACGGTGTTCTTATGGCAATGGGTGAGATTCCTATTCCGCAAAAAGAAACAATTAGCAAACCTCAATTAAGTTTATTTTAATGCCCGAAATAATTTACCACGACAAACAAAAACACGCGTTAGAACTTCTTTCGTACGAAAGTCCTATTTCGCAAGTTCTTTATGGTGGCGGTGTATTTAGTGGAAAGTCTTTTCTTGGTTGCGACTGGCAGATAAAAAGACGGTTGAAGTACGCAGGGACGAAGGGTTTAATCGGTCGTGCTGAATTGAAGAAGTTACGCTTGTCTACAATGCAAACTTTCTTTGAACTTTGTACGCTTCACGGATTGAAACCAAACGTTCACTATACATACAATGGACAAGACCACGTTATTAAGTGGTACAACGGAAGCCAAACGATATTAATGGACTTGGCTGATATGCCGTCAGACCCCGACTTTCAGAGATTTGGGTCGATTGAAATCACAGACTACTTCGTTGACGAGGTAGCGGAAGTTTCGAAGCGTTGTATTGACATCTTGCAAAGCCGTGTACGTTATAAATTGATTAACGACAGACCGAAGGGTTTAATGACCTGCAACCCTTCAAAAGGTTGGTTGTATAATGACTTTTATTTTGCTAATCTTAAAGGACAATTAAGAAGCGACCGCGCCTTTGTACAAGCACTTCCAACGGATAACCCATATATTTCGCAGACTTATCTTGAGAACTTGCAGAAGCTTCCAGAATATGACCGCAAACGTCTACTCGAAGGCAATTGGGAGTTCGACGACGACAGCGACAAACTATTTTCAACCGACAACCTGCTTCGAATGTTTCGCAATGAATTACTCGAAGGAAAGAAATATATCACAGCCGACATCGCGCGTTTTGGAAAGGACAGAACGATTATCTGCGTCTGGAATGGGTTAACACTTATTGAACTAATTGAACTCAATCGTGCAGCGTTGGACGAAGTCGTGAACAAGATTCGTTTAATGTGTCAGCAACACTCAATTTTGTTACAGGATGTGGTCGCAGATGAAGACGGTGTTGGTGGCGGAGTGGTTGATTTTCTTAAGTGTCGAGGGTTCGTCAATGGATCAAAACCCAAACAACCGCAATACCAAAATCTCAAAAGCGAGTGTTACTACAAATTGGCTCAATATGTAGAGGAAAATCGGCTCACTATTTTAGTCAATGGAAAGAAGGAGCAAATCGTGAAAGAGTTGGAAATGATTAAACGACACCGCGCAGACGTGGAAGGGAAACTTATGGTAACTCCAAAAGACGTAATTAAGAACCGCGAAGGAATAAGTCCAGACGTTGCCGACGCTATAATGATGAGAATGTATTTCGAACTCAATCCAAGTTATGGACAGTATGTTGTCGGTTAGCATAAGTTGGTTATATTAGCAGAAATAAAAATAAATAACATGATTGGTAACGTAGCAAAAACAGAAAATGGAGTGTATAAATTCTTTTATACTCAACCTTCAAATTGTAGAGTGTCAGAATATGAAATTGAAAATTCAGTTGAAGAAATAGAATCTTTATACACTTCGAACGAAGATTATATTAAAGCGGTTTCTGCGAGTGAAGACAAAGTTAAACTAACGGAAAAAGCGACAGACCAAGAATACTACGAATACTATAACATTGAATATCCTTACACAAGAAAAAAGTTTCGTGAGTATGAAGAATACTTCTGGAACAGTAGAAAAGCAACTGAAAAGAAATATACAAAAATCATTTCTTTTCTTGTTACCGCTTTAATTACTTCTTTATTTATTCATTTGTTTTCGTAATAAAAAAATAATGAAACAAACACCACTATACGAGTCGTTGAAAATGACATACGACAGAGAACGCGAAATTGTTAATTCAATCGCGACTTACTTCCAACAAGCAAAGCCAGTAGGCGACATTCTCCTTGAACTTTCGCAAAGAAAGGATATGAACGCGAAGGAGAAAGTATATCTCGCATTAATGATTGGGACAATGATGGTTCGAAACAATGAAGAGAAGTAATTTACTCACGCAGGTTGTCGCTGAATTAGAGGCACGTGAAGCGAAAGGTTTAGACACTTATGGAACAACACTCGACCGAACCGATTTAACGCGCTCTGAATGGCTACAACACGCGTACGAGGAAGCGTTAGACCTTGCACTTTATTTGAAGAAACTTAAAATAGAAGAAGATGAAAAATAAATTAGGAGAAATAACTACAATTTACCCTGCTGAAAAAGAAGTTGAAAATGATAATGCAAGCAAAGCAGATTATTTGAATGGATATTTAGCCGAAAACGAGCCTGGTGAATGGGGTGTATTTTGGAATAAAAACTGCTCTTATCAGTATATTGATAAATCAGTTGACACATCTGAATTTAAAGTAGACGATGTTATTTATTTTGAATTAAAACTGTCAACCGACGGAGACCAAGAAAATAAATACAGAGCGTTTCCAATACCTAAAAATGTTAAATTTAAAAAGCATTCTTCTTTGGACTGGGCGTTTGGTCAGTTATGGGACAACAGAAGTTGGGGACTGACTAAATGGAATCTTATTTTAAGAGAAGCAAAAAAAATGTACGAAGAAGAAATGAACGAAATAATTGAACAAAATGCCAGAGAGCAAAAGTAAAAAAGGAATATGTGTTTACTTACACAAAGACCTGTGGAACGAGATTGACGAGAAACGCGGAGAGAACAGCCGAAACACTTTCTTGAGTGAAGCGATAAAGTTCTCGCTCAAGTTCTACGTCGAGGAATCTAAAATAAAATTGAAAGAACAAACGTCGACAAAATAGCGACGGACGATGTAACGATTAAAGCGCGGTTTCTGCGCTTTTTTTGTTTCTCTAATTTCTTTTTATCAGCAGATAACGTGTTAATTTCTTCGTTCAATAACTCTGTCTTTTGTTCATAAGCAACAACGACTTCTTGCAAGTTGTTTACTTTTTCCCCTTCGATGTTTATTTGTTCCTTTAAGTTGTTAATCACAAGCGAATCTGCGGTTATCACGCTATCGCAGGAGTTCACCAAACGTATAACATCAATGCGATTAATAGTATCTCGAATAATAATAGAATCACGAGTTCTTTTATAGGTGGTCTTGGCTGTAAGTTGAGCATCTTCATAAGTTCGTAGTTTTTTGTAAAGTTCTATTTGTTCTTGAAGCAATCTGTCGTACTCTCCAGCGTTGTAGTTTATGACGCTATCCTGCTTTTGTACTTCCACTTGTACATCTTTCGCAGGTTTATTTCCAAACCAATGGTAACAAATAACCGTCCAAATGGTAGTTGTCCCAATAAGCAACAAGATAATTGCGAGTATATTTTTTCTCATAGTATCTGACCTTCGTGTATTCTTAAATTCTTCACGCTATAAGATCCGTTTGTTCCTTTCTCAACAATAGCAAATCCGTGATTATATTTTGAATAAGGGTTATAATCGGGACTTAATTCTGAAAGGCAACCAACACCCCAACAAGTAATAAACTTACCGTTAGCGTCGCGCTCATTGTGTTCTGCCGTTTGGTGATGATGTCCACACAACGCGCTCACTTTCGTTTTCATAAACAACCCACGCGCTACGTTAACTGAAGGAAGGAATTGCTTCCCGAACTCGTGACCGTGAAAGATTGAAAGTTTACCGATGTTTAACTTGCTCTTTCCGTCTATCCAAGTTATATTGTGTTTATCCAAATGACAAAGTGAAGCAAAGTCGAACGCGTCAATGTCGAATAGTTCGGGTGCTTTAATTCGCATATATCTCCAATAACGTTCTTCGTGGTTTCCTTCTTTGTAGTAAATGTGAGCATTAGGAAACTGACCGCGTAACGTGTCTACAAACTGACGCATCGCATAAAGTTCGTCCTTAAATTTTCTCTTGCGTGGATCTTTAACAAAGTCGCTAATCATATGACAGTCTAACGCGTCGCCATTTAGAATAACCGCGTCACACCCTTGACGAATACCTTCGTTAATTGCAACGCTCAACGCTTCGTTATCTTGATAAGGAATGTGAATGTCTGACAGGATTAAGAACTTCGTTCCTTTCAACTCGACGTGTTTACGTTTCTTCGCGTACGACTTCGGGAGCGCGTAAGGGTTGGAAGGTCTTTGTTTAGTGTCTATCAATTCTTTTTGTGAGTTAGAATTTCTGCTGTTCTTTCCAATTTTACCACGAACAGTTCGAACGTAGTTTCGTGCGTGTTCTAAAGAATCAAATGCTTCTGGATATTCATTGAATAGTTTTGAAGCTAAAGAGTGCGAGGGTGCTTCGGGAAATTTACTGCAAATCTCCACCGTTATTTTCCGCGCTTCTGTCTGTGGTCGTGCCATTTGAGTTAGGTTTGGTAAATCGTTCAATTACAGTTCCTCCAAATAGACCACCTGTCAATAAAGCGAGTGTGTCGAACATCGCAATCGGACAAACGTAGTATGTAAATGTTGCAACGTAACTCAAAACGATTAAGTTAATTGTAACAAATATAGCAACAATTCGTTTCGAACTAACTTTTGAACACGAAGTTAACAAAGATTTTAACCACTCTTTCATAACATTTTCAAGATGAACTGAACGATTAAACCACCAACAACACCAGCTGCAGTTGCAATACCACCCAAACGAGCAACCTGCAAACGTTGGTTCTGAATGTATTTGTCGTGCTTTTGAACCTTGCTAACAAGACCTTCAATTTTCATTTCGTCGTCGCCAATTAAGACGTGATAGATTCGGTCTATCTTCTTGTTCAACTCCTGCAATTCTTCGTGTATCAATCCTATTTCTTTTTCGGTGTTCATTTGAAGTAAAGTTGTATTTCTGCTTCTCTACGATTAACAAGACCTTTAAGCACAACACCACCGCCTTTGTTCCACATACGGAACGAATCAGCTATCGTTGGGTCGTTAGGGTTCACATTTAATTTTCTTAATACTGACGACTTCTTGAAACCACCCACACCGATATTATAAGCAAGTGAAACACACGCGCTAAATTTGTTTTCGTTAAGTGGTTGCTTAATCAATGGACGGATTTTATCAGCGAATTGCTCAACAATAAACTTCGCTAATTTATCAGCGCGTTGTTGTGTTATTACGTCGCCTTCCTTAACCTTCGTACCGTCTTCGTAAAAGGTGTTTCCATATCCAATAGTCCACACGTTAGCCGGGCATAGATAAGCCTTCAAACGACAACCTTCAAAACGCTTTAACAGCGCATATCCTTCAGCGTTAACTTTCATTCACTAAGCGTTTAATTTGTTTCTCTTTTTTCAAAAGGTACTTACGAAACTTTTCTTCGTAGACCTTTTGTTTAACCATATCCTTTTTGCGCCCTGCTTTCGCCATTTATTTTTGTGTTCGTTATCTAATCCAACCAAGACCCTGTCTTCTGTAAGTGTAAGAGCGTCTGTCGCGTCCGTCGCTAATCTCAAAAGCATTCGACGGATAGACATTTGTTTGTGACCATATCTGCTGTGTTTCGTTCGTTGTGTACTCTGGAAAGTCTGACTGATTAAAACACAAATAATCGACCATTCTTTGAGTATAAAACATTGCTTTGCTACGCGATTGATCGCGGTAATTTTGCAAGTCTGTTTGTGTTATCGGTGTAGTGTCTTCGCTTGTGCGAATTACTAAACTTCCGTTATCCGTTTTAACGTATAAATGCGGTAACATCTCGTACAAAGACCACCACATAATCATTCGACGCAAGTAAGTGTCAAGAAGTTCTTCGTACGCGCCTGCGATGTCGCCATTCACAACGTCTTCTTTTATCTTGTTGTACAAGTCAGTTCCCAAATACAATTGCGCGTATTCGTCTTGCGCTAAATAGATAGCAGGATACATCAAAAGAGGGTCAACGCTTCCGTTAATCCAACTGTATTTTTTGATATAGTTTTCGTCTATTAAAAGAACTTCGGGTTGTAGTGCCATTGTAGTTTTTATTTATATTTTAATGAACCGCGTGAAGGTGTGTCGTTAGGACGAATTGATTCTTCGCCTTTTGGAAATAGTTCGTTTGCAATTGCGCCTGTTACAACTTTGTCGTTCTTCAATCCGTCGTTTGGAAGGAACTTTCCACCTTGTCTTTTACGCATAAATACCTTTCTGAAGAAAGCGTGGCGGCAATAGACCCCCCCTTTCCACCTCCAAATGGAATAATTTGAGCTACCTTGAGGTGCAAATTGTCCATTCACTCCGTCGTCACCCATTTGAATAATATCTTCGTAACGGAATAGCGCTCCCATTTTAGAAAGCGCAACCATTTCTTGACAGAAATCTCTTGTAACAATTTCTCCGTCTTTGTATGTGAAGTTCTTTGAGTAGTAGTAACGTACTTTATAAAGACCTGTATCTTTTTCGTCTTTTTGGTCGGGGTTGGAATAACCACGAACGCTCATAAATTCAGAACGAAACTTTTCTTCATCGTCTGGGTTAGTTACTTCTTCATCTGAAAGCAACTGCCATTCTTCTTCGTTGATGTATTCAGCCTTTTCGCGTAAGTGAGCCAACCACGCGTCACCTTGTTCCTTGCTTATTTTATTTTCAGCAGCAACTACTTTTTTTTTTAATTCAGCAGTTTGAACCGTTGGTTCAACAACAACAGCCACGTCGTCGAAAACGTTGTTCATTTCAATAGTCAAATCACTTCCAAGAATTGGAGCGAAAGTGTTTGTTATGATGCGTTGGTAAGGCTTAATAACTTGGTTATTGAATATCTCCAAACCAACCAACATTTCGTCTTTGTTCGAACCGAAACCTGTTGTATCTCTAATTCCGTGAATAAGAGGTGAAACAACGCGGTGTCCTACCATTATTTGTTTCGCTGTTTCTTCAGATAAAAACTGATATTGTTTGTCAGCATCTGAAAGAGGGAATGCTTGGATGTCTGGAACGCGTGTAGGATCTTCGTTAAAAGTCATTAAGAATTTACCTGCGTTACTTGCACCGCTCAATCTTTCTTCCCATTCACGACGTATTGCTTCACGTTCTTCTTTTTGAGGTATGCCATTCAAGAAGTTAATAATGAATGAAGGAAATAAACCGTTCAAGATATTGTTGACGTGATACATTCCCATTTGATGAGAAAGTTCAATATAATTCAACGCTCCGAAATAGTCGGGTTTAGGATAGTACGAACTTCCTGCCATCATTCCGTGTGCGTAAATAACTTGTCTTGGTTGTTCTTGCGCTTGTGAAGGATTAAACGCAGGAATAAATTCGGGTTTACCTTTCTTGCTTCTTGAATTTTTCCAATCGCGAGAATACCAAATACCTGTAATTTCTTCTTCTTCTTTGTCGTATGCAAGGCGACAGTTCTCGAATGGCAAGTGGTTAATCTTTACAACGCGAGTGAAGTCCATTGACCAAATAACCTCAGCAACAAACGCACCTTGTAGTTTTAAGTCGAAAGAAATGCCTTGCAAAGCACTATCGAGAATCGTTCCTGTACCTTGCCCCTCAATCATAAACGCAATTGAATTAGTCAACGCGTTGTGAATTGGTGAATTGTAATACAGATTAATCAAATATTGGCTGTAAAGGTTGTCATTTCCGTAATCAATCCAACCGCCACGATTTTCTTTCTCAATCGCTTCGGTAGGAATGTATCGGCTTAAAGATATTTGCTGAATGTTGCTCATTATGCGCCTGTATATATTACATCGACAGGAATTGTCGGTGTTGAAACGTCAAAGTATATTGTTCCATTTGATAGTATCATTGAACCACGTTCAACAAGACCAACAACGGACTCATCTGTTGGATCTAAATTGCTGTTGCTGTTCTGTCCGTACACGTCGTACTTGTATTTACCAGCGTCAGTCAACCCAACTGTTGTTAAACGAATCTTTGTGACACGTTCGTTCTCTGTTATTACGGTAACGACTTGAGCGAGTTGTTCGCCTGTCATTTCGTAAGTTAAAACAAGAAGGTAATTTGTGAATGCAACGTTGAAGTATTGGCGACCTTCGTCTAACGAAAGCCACGCATATTGATTCGCCGTGTTTGTATTCAAATAAACCATTCTAATCTTTTATTTGTTCGTTGAAATTACAGCACAGAGGGACGCGTTGCCCCTCTATGTGTAAAAGTTTTTCTTAGTCTGTAACGATTACAGAAGGAGCGTCAGCTAATTTGTATGCTCTGTTTTGACTTTCGTGAACGAATGCCAAAGTGTATCCGTTTCCGTCTCCAAGCGCAGTACCTGTGGCAGCAGTTGAAGTAGAAAGGTCAGCACCATATTCAAAACCGACAGCCCACCAATTATTGTTAGAATCTAAAACGAATACAACTACACGCGCTTGTGCGACAGTTTGTAATTCTTTACGTTTAGCAGCAGACAATTTGTGTAACATCACGTTAACGGTTTGAGTATAAAATACTGTTCCGTTGTCGCGGTTGAAATTGATTGTTTCCTCAAACGATCCTGTTTGAGTTGGTAATTCGTAAGTGTATAAATCGTTGACGTTAGACGCTTCAAATGCTGTTACAATTTCAGCAGCATCTAATGTGAAACCTTGAACGGTGTCACAAAGAACAATTTTTTTAATCCCGCCAATCGAATCTTTACATTCAAGATTAAAACCGATACTTAATTCACAAGGAGGCATATGCGTATGTTTTTTATTAGCACAAAAGAGGAGCGGTGTTTAAGCCGCTACCTCTATTCGTGCAAGGGTTAGAATGGTTGAGATTATGCTGGTTGGTAAAATGCGATTTCGTTACCGAAGCCGTATTGTACACCTGCGAAGAATGAAGCTGCGAAACGAACGTTGTCAGACAAATCTTTGTCGTACATATCCAATACCGCTACTGTGTTCCATTGGTCTTTCAAGTTAGTGCCGAACCAAAGGTTAGACTTCTGATACATCGCCATTGTGTCGTCAGACATACCCGGGCATTCGATGATGTCATATTGTCCCTGCCAAGTCATCTTAACAGTTTCACCTTGATACAAGTAGCTTCCGCCACCAAGACCTAAGATAGCAGTTCTGAACGCTTCAGCAACGTTTGAAGATACAGCGATAACAGGCTTTTCAGTAGCACGACGAACGCGTGTTGGTAAAGTCAATACAAGTTTCGCCATTTCATCGATAACATTAGTGCTGTCGATAGTAGTTGCACCTGCAACATCAAGAACAGTAGCATCAGCCAAGAACAAAGTTTCGAAGCCATCGTACTCACCTGCAGTTGCGTTCACACCTTGCCAAATCAAACGCTCGTTGTTTGCAGCCATACCAGCTAAAACGTTTGCGATGATAGCGTCAGTTAAAGAAGCGTGAAGATTTCCGTCTTGCTCTGACTTCGTTTCCCAATCCGATAAAAACGTATTTTTACAAAGTTGTCTCTGAATTTGGAATTTTTCTAAAACAAGGATTCTTTCAGTTAAAGTAACTGTTCCTGTTGGAGTGAAATCGCAAGTAGCGTTTGCAAAAGTGATGTTATCAACTAATTTGCGAACAACTTGTTTATACTCAATGTTTTCTTTGAAAGTAACTGCTGCAAGAGACTCGTTACTCAAAAACGCAGCGCGGATATATCCTGCTGCTTCTTTACCAGCATAAGTGGTAGTTAATGAAGTGGTAGTAGCCATTTTTTATTTGTGTTTTTTTTTTATTTGTTTAAGTGAAAAAAGAAGCGTTCTTCTGCCGACATTTTAGCGTATGGCTTAGAAGGTGCGCTTTGTTTGTTTTGTTTAACTTCTTTGATAGAAGGAGCAGCAGGTTGTGCGCTCAACTTCTCAACGTTTGAAGAAAGTTCTGCGTTTGCCTTTTTCATTTCAGCAAGTTCAGATTCTAACTTTGCAACCAAAGACAAAAGACCTTCAACCTCTGCGTTAAAAGTTTCTTCAGCAACTACTTCCGTAGCTTGTTCTTCTTCGATTACAACTTCAACCTCTGGAGATTCTTCTTCCATTGGTCTTAATTCGGTTACAACACCGTCAGCAACAACAACTGTAACTGCTTCTGCTGTCTTGTACTCTCCGTCCATAACAACAACCTCGTTGCCGTCTACGTCCTTAGTGAATACACGAACACCAACTGCCCACGCGTCGCTATCTGAATAGATGCTTGTACCGTCCTCTAAGATCG